CGGAGCTTCAAAGTTTCAATACCTGCTGGAGATCGCTGTTACGTTCCCGTTCTCCAGATACAGGTAGCGTCCACCGCCGTAAACCCACTGCTCCCTGGTTCCGTATCGCGTCTCTGTGCGGTTGATGCTCTGGGGGCGTCCCCACATGGTGTTTGATGCCTCGTACTCACTCATCCCAATGGCGGGGTCAGATACAACCCGCTGCGTTGATGGCCTGTACGTAAGTGGCTGCTGGGCTACAGCATTGGCAGATGCGGCGCGCTCACTCTCAAGTTTCTGCGCCCGCGCGCGCTTTGCTTCCGGGGTTTCCGATGCTATGGAATCGACCAGCGCGCGGCACTTTTCCATTTCTTGGCTCCCGGCGCATCGTGCGTACTTAGCGTTGCTGGTTGGTTGTTGCGCAGTGGCTGGCAAAGCGACCGACAGGGCTGCTATCAGGAGCAAGTAGTTCATGAATCCATCCATCCATACATCTTAGAGAACCGCCCCCATCCACAGCGCGCGGCCAATGATCTTGACCGGCTCGCCATCGTCAATGCGAAAGCGTGGGCCTGCGGGGTTGTCAGAGGTGGCGAACCAATAACCATCCTCCAGTTTCAAGCGCTTGACGCTCAGCCCCTCATGTGGGCGCGCTAGGGCGAATATATGGCCGTGGACCGGCTCTTTTGCAGCATCCGCAGTGTTGATGAGAAGCACTGAGCCATCGGGAACTGTGGGGTGCATGCTGTGCCCCCGGACGCTGACGATTCTGGCCTTGGACGGTGATACCCGCATCTCGCGCAGGAACCCGCCAGCAAACTTCAGGCTTCCGATGACTTCCTCGTAGCCTGCAATAGCGCCGTCGCCACCAGCCAGGCGCACGTCTATTCGGGGAACGTCCTCAAACGCGGTGTCATCGGTCAGGCCATCTAGCTCGCCCATTGAAAGCTCGCCGTGGCTGGCGCCTTCAAGCTCTCTTGCAATGTGCGCTCCGAAGCTGCCTACGCCGGTAAGCAGGTTGGTGATTTGCTGGGATGGGCGGCTGAAAAACTTTGCGATCTCTGCATTTTTCCATCGTCCGTTGGCATGTCGCCAGCCTTTCGACTCGCAGAACTTCTGCAGAGCGCTACGGCGGAAATCGTTGAGCGGATCGGGCGCGCGAGTTTTAGCCATGTTGCATTCAATCAGGCTTCGTACATCAAACGATGTTGACAATAAGAACATCGTTTGATGTAATATGGGCATGAGCCTTAAAGACCACCTCGCTTCGCTTGACCCCGACAAGGAAGCCAATCTCGCGGTAGCCAGCGGAGCGACTGTGGGCCATCTGCGCAATGTTGCTTATGGCGTTCGCACTGCATCCCCAGTGCTGGCATCCGCTATCGAGCGCGCAACGGATGGCGCCGTCACCCGCCGCGACCTGCGCCCCGACGACTGGCACCTGATCTGGCCCGAGCTGGCCAAGCCCGCACGCAAAGCCAAGCCCACCACAGAGGCCGCCCATGGTTGATGACCGCAAGCACACCGAGGCCGTGAAGGCGTTCTTCACCGAGCGCGAATTCCTCGACCTGTGCAGGCAAGCCGCACGCGAAGACCGCAAGCCTGGCGAGTTGGTGAGGGTGATTGTGCGTCGTTCCATGTACGGAACTATCGGCGCTGAGTGCCAAGAAGTCCACGGGGCGAATGGGGCACTTCAGGGCAGAACAGGGGATGCTGAATGAGCTGCCCAACCCCACGCCCCAAGGCACAGCCTGCACCTTCACCCCGTATTCGCGTCATCAGCACAGAGCGCCGGTATGTGGGCTTTCACATCACCAACCAAGCCGAAGGCCGCAAAGAGGCCGACAAGCGCGCTGCGCTGGTCAAGGGGGGCGTGTGAATCACCAAGCCTACGAAGCCGCTAAGCGCGCATGGATTGCTGAACACCCAGGCGCTACGCCTGAGCAGTACGAAGCGGCCATGAAGGCTATTGCGGAGCGTCTGGGCATATGAGTTTTGACACCACGGCTAGGCAAAGGGTAGCTCCCGGCGCTGAAGAGCAGGACATGCCCGCCTGCCTGCCGTTGGTTTCTTTTTCGGGCGATGAAAGGGCAGAAATGAAGCTCGCAGCAGAAGCAGAAACAGAAGTATTCCGCAACGACGAGGGCGGAGTCACCGTAACGCAGTCGTGCGCTGCAACAGGAGAAACCTACTTGGTCTATTTCGTCAGCACCGACCGCGTGCGTGCTGTAGCGCGCGAAATGTTGCGGCTGGCCGAAGTCATTGATGCTGGCGACGCTGGCAAGGAAATCTGAGCTATGGCCGGAGGCATCGATTGGTTCCGCTGGCACCACGGCAGCGTGACAGACCCCAAATTCCAACTGGTGGCGCGCAAGTCCAAACAGGCGCTTGCATCCGTCATTGCTGTTTGGGCCTTCGTGCTTGAGCAGGCCAGCGCGTCGGCAGAGCGCGGCACGTTCGGCAGTATCGATGGGGAAGCTATCGACTGCCTGCTGGGCCTGGAGGACGGCGCAACTAACGCCATTTTGGCCGCCATGGGCGAGCGTGGGTTGGTAGAGGATGGCTTTGTATCGGCATGGGAGAAACGCCAGCCGAAGCGTGAGCGTACAGACAACACCAGCACGGAACGTTCACGCGCATACCGCGCCAAGCAACACCAAGCCGCACAAAACAGCGACGAGCAACGCCATGCAACGCCAGAACTTAGCGATGCAACGCAATGCAACTCCACGCAACACCAAAAAAAGCCTAGAGAAGAGGAGAGTAGAGAAGAAGATAAAGAAGCTAACGCTTCTGTCGGCGGCGCCGACCGCCTGCCACGTTGCGACACGCAATCCGTGGTCGACCTGTACCACGACACCCTGCCAGAACTGCCGCGGGTTCGCCTGATGACCGATGGGCGCCGCAAGGCCATCTCCGCATTCTGGCGCTTCGTGCTGACCTCGAAAAAGTCTGACGGCTCGCCGCGGGCGACGAATGCTGACGAGGCGATGGATTGGATCAGCGGCTACTTCACCCGCGCCAGGGACAACGATTTTCTGATGGGCCGCGGCCACAAGGCGCCGGGGCATGAGGGTTGGCAGTGCGACTTTGACTTTCTGCTGTCCGAGAAGGGCAAGAAGCACGTACTCGAAAAAACACAGGTGCACGCATGAACTTGAACGACATTCCCGAAGAATTTTCCTTGCCGACTGCGCCCGAGGCAGAGGCCGGCGTTTTGAGCGCCATCCTGCTGGACAACAATGCTTTCGACAACGTTGCGGACCTGCTGACGGCCGAATCGTTCCACGACGAGCGCGCCGGTATTGCCTTCGGTGCGATTGCTTCGCTGGTGATGGCTGGCAAGCCCGCTGATGTGCTGACGGTGCACGAGCTGGTGGGCAGCCGCGGTATAACGCTGCTGGACCTGAACCAGTTTGCCCAGGCCGCATCGAGTGCCCGCCACGCCCGCCATTACGCCCAGATCGTGGCCGAAAAGCACCTGTCCCGCCGCCTGCTGACCGCGGCAGACGATGTGAAGACTGTAGCGTTCGACTTTGCCCAGCCTGTGCAGGACCGTATCGGCCAAGCCCAAGCCATGCTGGAGCAGCTGCAGGAGAAGGCCGCCAAGGGCCGCCCGCAGCCGATTCAGGACTTCATCGCGGGTGCCATCGAGCGCATCCAGTCCTTTGCTGACGGGGAGGTGGCGCCAGGCATCCCGACGCGCATCCCTAGCATTGACCGCCGATTGGGCGGTGGGCTCAAGGGTGGCAAGCAGATGATCTTGGCCGCGCGCCCCAGCGTAGGCAAGTCGTCCTTGGCTGAGCAAATCTGCGTGAACCTTGCCATGGACGGGCATCCCGCCGCCATGTTTTCCATGGAAATGAGTAGCCAGGAAATGACCGACCGCGCCATCTGCTGCGTGGGCCGGATCGACATGGAGCGCTATAGCCTGGGCAAGCTGCAAGACGACGAGTGGACGCGGCTCACTGACGCCATTGAGCAAATGCGCAGCATGCCGCTGTACTTTGACGAGCAGCCCGCCATGACCTTGCCAGAGATAGCGGCCAAGGCCCGGATGCTCAAGCGCAAGAACGGCATCAAGCTGCTGGTGCTGGACTACATCCAGCTGTGCGGCACTACAAACCCCAAGCTGTCGCGTCACCATCAGCTGGAGGAAATCTCGCGCGGGCTCAAGGCCCTAGCCAAGCAGCTGGACATTGCCATTCTCACGCTGTCGCAGTTGAACCGCGACGTGGAAAAGCGCACAACCGGCCGCCCCCAGCTTTCCGATCTCAAGGAATCCGGCGCCATCGAGGAAGACGCCGACGTGGTGATGCTGATGTGGTGCCAAGAGAAGAAGGACGGCTACCAGCTCAACGGCCTGGATATGGCCAAGGTGCGCGGTGGGCGCACTGGTCAGGTGGCCCTGCACTTTGAGGGCCAGTACCAACGCTGGAACGAGTCCACCGAGAGCTTGGCCGCGAAGAAGCCCGCCAGCAAGTACGGGGCGGAGCTGTGACATGCGCAGAGTACGAAAAGCAAGTCCAGCACCTCACCAGCCTAGCCGCGCACCCAGGGTGGAAAGCCTACATCTGGCAGCGGCTCAACGAGCTGGATCAAGTCCCGCCGTTCGCGGGAATCAAGAGCGATGTGCTACGGTGCATCGAATCATCGAAGCCACAGCGAAGCAGTGGGGGGTGAAGGCGTGAACCAAGTCTTTCCGGAAATCGCAGTCACGGCAGACTCCCGCCAAGTCGGCGGTCATCACTACTCAGGCAAGGCAGTGCAGCCATGGGACGCAATGCGCGCATGGATGACGCCGGAGCAGTTTGAGGGCTACTTGCGCGGCAATGCCCTGAAATACCTTGCGCGCTATCCAGACAAGAACGGCCTAGAGGACTTGAAGAAGGCCGAGCACTACCTGCAAAAGCTGATTCAGGAGCTGGAGGGGCGCAAGCATGGCTGAGCGCATCACCATGAGCTTGTACAACGCCCAGCAGGCGCACCAGGCCATCCAAACAGCCTGGCACCACGCTAAAGGCTGGCTGATGGCCGGTGACCAGCGCCTGACGCTGGAGATTCGCCCCGAGAAGCGCAGCGATGCGCAGAACCGCAGGCTGTGGGCAATGCTGGCCGATATTGCAGCCCAGGTGGATTGGTACGGCCAGAAGCTGACATCCGAAGAGTGGAAAGACGTTTTCAGTGCATCCCTCAAGCGCACCAAGGTCGTGCCCGGCCTGGATGGCGGTTTCGTCGTCTGCGGCCAGTCCACATCAAAGATGACTAAGGCCGAGATGTGTGAGCTGCAAGAGCTGATGGAAGCGTTCGGAGCTGAGAAGGGCGTGCGGTTTCGTGCGCCGGAGGGGTGGCAATGAAACAGCACCAGTTTTACTTCCTTTTTGCTGCGGTCTATTTAGCGCCTCGCGTGCATGAGGACCTTGGCTTGATCTTGGCGTGCGCAACGACTGCGATGGCGTTCTGGGCGCTTTGGATGGGCGAATGACGTTCCGCCGCACCCGCTGCCCCCACTGCAAAGGAAAGCTCGAGCCCGGCCTGCGCATTCATCCCGCTTGCATCGACGGTTACGCCGAAGCCCAGGCCGCCAAGGCCGAGCGCGCAGAGGAAAAGAAGGCCCGCGCCGCTGCCAAGGTGGAGAGGGCAGAGACCAGACGGCGCAAAGAGGCAATCAAGACCATCCCCGAACTTATCAAGGAGGCTCAACGTGAATTCAATGGATACATCAGGGCTAGAGACGCTGCTAAGCCGTGCATTTGCTGCGGGCGTCCGCTTGGAGACGCATCGGTCGGTGGAGCCTATGACGCTGGACATTACCGTTCCACTGGGTCTGCAAGTCACCTACGGTTCCATCCGGATAACTGCCACGCCCAGCGCAAAGACTGTAACCGCTACGGCGCTGGCCGAGCAGTTGACTACCGAATTGGACTCATTGCTCGAATCGGGGCCGCAAGGGTTGACGCGCTTGAAGCAAGCAATCAGCCGCGCAAGTGGACACGCGAAGAGCTAATCGCCATCCGCGACACCTACAAGAAAAAGCTCAAGGAACTGAAAGCATGAGAGTGGGCACACTAATCAAGGAGCTATGCACCGCGCTGGAAGGCATGGACTCCGCAACGGCTGCGGAAATCCACCAGGCGGCGTTCCCTGAGCTGGATGTGAACTCAGTTCGCACGTATTGCAGCCGGTCAGTTGGGCTGGGGTTCGCCACGGTGGACAGAAGCACCTATCCCATGCGGTTTGCGATTGCCGAGGGGTGGCAGAGATACAAGACCAAGAAGCCACAGCCCGCCAAGCAGCAAAGGCCCGTCTATGCGCGGCCAGCTAACCCATTGTTCACCGCCTGGAGCGCCGCTGCATGAAGAGAGATAACCTCGACCTGAGCATTACCCCGCCTGACCTGCGCGAAGCCGAGGAGTTACTGATCCGTTACGGCCTGTGGGCGCAAGACCGCTACAAGAAGCGCCGCTGCGCTAGTGCCGAAGGGCAGTACAGGGCACCGCCCACCCCAGGCGAGGAGCCCATGCCGGTGCTCATGGCCGACTTCGCGGCAATGGATGTGCAGCGGGCTTTGCAGGTTGTGCCACGGCAGTACAGCCGGGTTCTGGCTGCGGTGTATATCCCCAAGGCCGAGAGTGAGCTATCAGCCAGGCTTCGCATGGGCATCAAGCGCAGGCTGTGGCATGACTCCCGAGTGCAAGGCCTAAGATTATTTTGGGGCCACTACTTGCGGCGGGTTGATAAAAAATAGTTTGCAAAGGTGTTGACAGTGTAGAAACTACACTTCACAATACACCCCATGCACTCGATTCCGGGTGCGCAAACTAGGGGCACAACATGACCACATTCAACTTCTCGGCAAACGCAGTGGACTTCGGCAATTGGGAAGCCGATACCCAGGCAGAGGCGCAAGACCTCTTCGCCTCTGATTCTGGGTACAAGAACTGGGCCGATATGTGCGAGCGCGCCGATGAGTTCGGCGGCAACAGCGTGGAAATCCGGGAAGTGATGGAAAACGGGCGCATGGGCAGTGCGCTGTCCTACGCAGAATGACCACTGCAGACCTCCGCGCCTGGCAGGCCCACATGGGCTACACATACGAGACAGCAGCCGAGGCCCTGGGCATGTCCCGCTCGGGCTTTGCCAAGCTGCTGGCTGGGGATCACGCCATCGACAAACGCACCGCTCTAGCTTGTGCCGCTATCGCGGCAGGAATTGAGCCATACAAAAAGACTTGCGCCGGTTGACAAAGTAGTGCATAATCGCGCCCAAATCCGCGACACTGTGTCGTTCATCGCTTGCCCAACGGCAGGCGGTGGTGTCTCTAAAGCCCTGTAGCAGCAATGCCACGGGGCTTTTTGTTTTGCGGGCCGCTTCTCTCCCATGAACTGGCCTTGTCCAACTGGAAGCGCGCCCGCACCCAATGCACACCAAGGAAACCATGGACAACATCGAGCAGGAAATCCAGGCCAAGGGCCTGACAGCCCCGCGCGTGACGCTTGCGGACATTGAGGCGAACATCGCAAGCGAGCACTACTTCACAGCCAACCATGGCGTACAAGGCGAGTACCTGAGCTGCCCTGGCGATTTCGCAGGTCTGCCTGTGCCAACGCCACTGCACCTCCTGACCTTCAGCGTCCTGGTGCTGCGCAACGGCTTCACTGTGACCGGTGAGGCCTACTGCGCCGACCCGGCCAAGTTCAACGCCGAGGTGGGCCGAAAGATTGCCCGTCAGAACGCTGTGCAGAAGATTTGGCCCCTGATGGGTTACGAGCTGCGCACCAAGCTGGCAGCATGAACGCTGACACCACACCCGAGCAAGACAAGCCCGAACCCTTCGCGCTTGACCTGAACGACGACACGCCTCTACCCGTCATCTGCGAACTGAGCGAAGACGGGACGTGTGAGGCGTGCCAGTAATCGGCCCCACTCATCCCGGACGCGGAACGGGAGCGCCAGGGGTAAGTGGCGCTGTTTCTCCTGCGGATGCACATCCGTTATCCGTAGAGGTGCGAACGGCAACGCCCTGCCCAGGTGGGTAGTCCGAAGGGCGCTTAACTGGGGAAGTGCATGGAACTGGAATACACCCGCGTCGAGGCCTTCGAAGTGAAGGGCATCCGCTTCACCTGCGTTTCCAAGTGGAACGGCATGGAGGAATGGAAAGATGACAAGGGTCGCAAGATGATCGTCGTGCGTGGCTACGAAGGCCCGTGCGCAGAGGCGTTCAAGAATGTATTCCGAGATGTGTCGCTGGGAGGATGGGAGCCTGGGAAGCTGCGGGTTCTGTCCGCCTCGCCTGACTTGGTGGAGCTGTTGCAGGCCTGACCATGGAAACCTTGAGCGTCACATTCGCTGGCGACCCGCAGACTTACCACGTCATCACTGACTGCAACGAGTCCGACACTTGCCCGGGCTGTGGCGCTGGCTACAAGGCTGGCTTCATCGAGTGCGAGTATTGCCGCAGGCCGGTGCGCTTCGCCACTGGCGGGCTGGCGCCAAGGGACATACTGGCCATCGTGCATCCAGGTGAAACAATCATCCCGAAAGCATGGGCATGAAGCTCCAGCGCATCCCCAACAGGCTGGCATCCATCGCTACCACGCGATTGCCCACGCTGCAAACGAAGGCAGGTAGCACCAAGCGCATACAAGGCAGCTCATGGATGGCGACAAGGCGCAGGATCATGCAGCGCGACAAGTTCACCTGTGCCTGCTGTGGAGCGATACGGATGGATCACGAGGTTGACCACCGCACCCCGCTGGAGCAGGGTGGGTCAAACGAGGACGACAACCTTCAGTTGCTTTGCTCAGGCGTAGGCCGCTGTCACGACCTCAAGACGCGGGAAGAAGCGAAGCAGCGGGCAGGGAAGTGAAGGGGAGGGGGGATTGAAAGTCTGGAAGGCTGAACTGCTCGAAA